GTGGGTTTCCTTGGAAGTGCAGCAGTTTTGACTCTAGTAAGGACCTCCTCCATAATCTCAGAAGCGGGCTTGCGTGATACGTTAAGTCCGGAAGCACTCAGTAAGGAATCGGCTGTCTCCATGTGCTTCGCATAAAGGGTCTTGATCCTCTTTACCGCCTCCTTAAAAGTGTAGGTCTTGGTCTTGTTAACAGCGCAGTTAATAAATATCCTGTTCGCAAACCTGATCTTCATATATCCTCGCTCATTCCTGATCTTCTCTGGAACGAGACCCAAGTCCAAAATACCCTCTTCACACCAATTTTCTTCTGCTTCTTCGGTCAATGTGACTTCTAGATTGACATTTCTGCGCCTCTCAAAAGCCATCCTATCAACCTTGACCTTTGGGAACTGGACATTGGAGGTACACATAACTAGCTTTGGCTCTAGCTTTGTGCCCTTAATACCAACATTGATATTGTCAGTTGAGGCCATATTTGCAATAAAAGGGGCACTTGAAATCAGAGTTAGGAACTCAGCGTCATGTTCACACAGAGGTGATGACATGAACTCATCATATAAGACAGCATCTTCCATAGCATATCCATCCCAATAGTCTCCTGAAGCTCCTGTTCGAACATACATAGACTTCCCTGGAAGAAGGGCCTGAGTAAGGGCACTGCCCATCTCAGTCTTTCCAGTGCCGGGGGGGCCATATATACCAATGCAGAAGGGGGTAGCACGCTTGGAAACCTGATCCTTCGACTGTTCAATGATCTTGCCAAGGTTGATCATCTCACTGTAGAACTTCATCATTGTCATTTTGCTCTCCTTAGTAGTCTCGGCAAAACACAGACCTCTCCCTGAGTCAAGCAATTGCGTGACAGCCTCACCGTACTCCTTTGAGAAGATAACAGACTGGGTTTTCGACAGGGTAATAACCATGGCAGCCCTCTCACACCATTCCCTTTCTTCAACATTCAGGTTCCCAGAAATGGCGCGAATCCCATCCGTCCACATATAACATGCGAAGAATAAGCAAGAAGCTGCTGCTGACACACCTAGTCCTGTAAGGCCCATGATGGTAGAAACGCTCTTTGCTCGGGTTGAAATCTGATCGATAGTCTTGTCCTTAAGATCAAAGAGGCGTCCCATCCAAGTAGCTAGGAAGCCAACCGTCTCAGCCTCATCAACCTCACCATCATCACCCAGGTCGTGGGATTCTCCAACGAGCAAGTCCTCCTCTTCAGCATTAGACTGAGCGAACAAGAA